ATTTTGATTGTAAACACATTGTCTTCTTTTGGGTCTGCTTTCCAGATATCGTAAGTCTGCGGCTCGATTAAATGAACGCCCTCTATCGCTACACAAATGTTGAGAGTGTGAATTTCTTCGACCCTTCTAAACATATTCCCAAACGCCTCACCAAACGCCCAATGGAATTCCTCTTGTGGTGCGTGGAGTATCCGATCAAGCTTGACCCAGGCGTGTAACTGCAAGGCGTAATCGTCACAGTCCATCAACTCCCCATTGAATCGAAGCTTGTTGATGCCAGAGCTTTCAATCGACGCTTGCACATCTGCGATGCTCGGAATTACGCACTCTGTATCGGGAACCCAAGCCAATTGAAGCCCAGGCCATAGAGTGCGAATCAGCTTGATTACGTCTTTGGATGTCATTAGTCCCTCACAAAAGTATGCGCTCCACCGGATGAATAGATGAAGGATTGCGTTCCCTCAGAATCGTAAACAAAGCCGGTGTAGTACTCATTCGCCCCGATATCTGGAACACCATTGAAGATGAACAGGCCCATTGCTTGAAGTTGATCCCAAGTAAAAATATTTTCTTTACCATTATCAATTGCTGGACTTCCTTCGCTTAAATAGTAATTAGAATTCAATAGTGGATTACTATCTAAGCTATTCTGATTTTGATTGGCAAAAGCGGCTTTGTATTCTGTTAATGTATAGTTATTGTAAGTGGGTCCGGTATCACTATCAACACCCTGAACCCATTTGTCTGCGTTGTAAACTAAATTGTAATCATTTTTATTATCAAAAGTCGCCATGTCAGTAGCGTAGTCATTCATCCGTGTAAACTGAAATCCCACGACTTTCGAAGATGCCATTGTTCCTTGATGTATAAGAAGATTGTTCCAAAACTCCCCCGCGCTAGGGCTTGAGATAGCAAGCAACACACAATAATCGGGGCTTGCACCTGTAGCCCTTGTTCCAACTATCGTATTGTTATAAAATTTTGCTCCTGTACTCTCGCTTGTCTCATATCCATATTGAAAAATATCGGAGGCTGTCCCGATGCAAGTGTTATATCTAAATATCCAAGAGTTGGCTGAGTTCTTAACTTCGGCGCATACACCACCAGACAGGTAGTTTCTCTCAACCGTGACATTATCCGTAGTAACGCCTTCGATTTGCGATCCCTGCTCCGCTGTACCGTTTCCGGTTATCGTGTTTCCTGTTATTGTTCCTGGCCCACTACCAGAAGCTTGAACCCTTATTCCAGCGCCTTCGTTCACACCTCCAACGGTAGCCGTTTTACCATTGTCAACTATCTGATTATTTGAGATTGTAAAATTTGTTGAGCTTCCCCCTACCATTATTCCGGATGAGGATTTAGTGGCAAGTGCCGCAAAGGTGTTGTCGTGAATATTTGAACCGATAACCGTTAAGTAATGCGATGCTCCTACCGCCCATACTCCGTTTCCACTATTCTCTATTTCAACACCTGAAAATGTGATATTTGCAGCACCGTTCAAGTAAAACGCAGAACAATAATCGTCTGTCTGTATCGAAGTGCTGTAAGTCCCTCCGCTAAAGGTCAGATAGTTTTTAGCGTTGACATATACCGCGATACAATCTGTTGTATTAGCCATAGTTCCGTTATTCTGGTAGGTGATAACAGAACCGGCTGAACCGCTTGATGGAGGAACAAACTGAGCGGTATAGTCTCCACCTTCAGAACACATGATAATAGTATGAGGTGGGGATGCGAATGTCTCTCCGTTGTGGGTAACTACACTCATGGCGGTTCCGGCTGCGCCGCAACCTCCGCCACTTGATGCAGCAGATTGTGCTTTTGTCCCGCTTCCGTCAGCCCGCATATAATACGTTTCCGCCCACGCGGGAGAGGATAGAAGCAATATCAATAAAATGAAAAACAGTTTTTTCATTTCTGCCGTCGATCTTTCAGATCAGGATTAGTTTTAGACTTCTTGGGTTCCCCTTCCATCTTCTCCTGAGTCTGTTCCGCATCCACTCCCATTTCATACAGGAGTTCGGGATACATTTCATCCTCAGTAGCCTTGTCAAGTCTCGCTCTTGCATACCCTTCGACCCCAATCTTTCTCGCAATCATGCTATTTGGAATACCAAGTGACTCACTTAAGGGGCCGTGCTTGACACCGAGCAACGCTTTTGTCCTTGATTCAAAATCAGAAATCTCGGAGCTGGGGTGGGAAACATCGATCAGTTGTTCAGGTGGTTTGGAGACGTTTTTGATCACAGGCTCCCTGTTTTTGAACCCTACCGCCTGCTTCACTTTATATAATGAATCCATCACCCCCATTTTCTGCTTCAAAAAGAACACAGCCTTCCAAAAATCGTATTTCAACCAACGTCCAAAATAGGCGTTCTCATCCGCCACCCTATCCGACATCGGCCCCCGAGAAGCCTTCACAGATGCAAACGTGCCCTTTGCCTGCCCCGTAGCGACATCTTCTGGGATATTCAATCCAGAGATTGCCATGCTCATTATGTCGGTGTCTTGCTCTCTGATTGGAGTCAAAGTGGGATTCTTGATTTCAACCTTCATTCCGGGAGGGAGCAACAGTCGAGCACCTGGTGTCATCTTAGAACCAACACCCGTCTTCCTTTTATCATCATCGCTCAAAGACATCCAAGTCCTGAAAGCCGCGAGATCCTCAAAATAGAACACCCAAGCATAACTTCCACTTGCCTTCTTGTGATCAATCTCGTACTTCTTGAGGGATTCATAATAATTCAACCACTCAATGGTAGTGACAAGATGGCTGATTGCCCTGCGCGTCATAAATCCCTTATCGTAGGAAACAATGAAGCGATTGAATCCACCTATATCTTTGTATTTAAGCCCACCAACCTTGCTGTCCCTCGTTAGAGCCTCGTCATAATAGGGATTAGTGCGGGCGACATCGACAAGGGAGGAAGGAGAGTAGGCTACAAAGACAGATGGGACCAAAATATTATTAACTTTGTCAGCAAGTTTTATGCTGTAGAACAAGGGGAGAAGGGACTTGGAAGGATGCCAGATGATGCCGCTACCGTCATCTGCACCGCAGATTGTCGTGGGATCAATATAGTCAGTTTCTACGAATCCATCGGGATGCAAGGTGAGGCACAAATGAAGCTCTCCCTCTATTTGACACCGGGCAATCCACTTAGGCCAGAAGTAGTAAAGACGGTTTCTCCAATCTAACTCCGTGCTGTCGATCTGGTCCTGAATCTCCTGAATCCCTGAGGAAGTACCGAATCCCTCCCCAGTCATTCTACCCATCATGTCCCTGATGGCAGAGTTGATCTGTGGATTGGTATGGAACTTGGAAAAACACTGCTTTTGAAGTTCGTCCCTCTTTAGCTCATTGAACTTTTTTTCAACTGGAGCATTTGGATCAAACCCATCGGGATCTTTGGTTGATCCTGTATCAGAGGAGTATTGCCAGGGCACCGAGAAGACGATCCTCTTCAAAACTTCGTCAGGGATCGACTCCAAAGCCTCTGCCACAGGCATTAGAGAGCTTTTTTGTCTATGTTTTAGTTCCATTTTTTAGCCTAAATTTGTGTTTTTTTCGAATAAAAATGAAAAAATAGGTGATTTTTTCGAAAATATCTTAAAAATCACCCGTTTTTTTGATAGTTCTTATTTTATTTTAATAAGGTAAAAAGGTCAAACCCCCCTACGGTAGTCCCCGAGGAGATCCTCTCCAGGCAGCATCACACCCCAAAACTTGTTGCCCTTGCGGGCCCTGAAGTTCTCAACCCCCAGATTCCTTCCCCCATACATAGTCCAACAGTTTGCGAACATAAAGTCATCTTGGATCCCGTATTTTTCCATCTTCTCTGGGCTTCCAAACCAACGCTTTGTCGAATCGTGCATGAAAACCGACATTTCCTCGTCCCTCAGATCCTCCTTCTTGTTTCCAATGATTGGAACATCTGGACACTTCCAACGCCCCTCCTTCACTGCCATCAGCACCTCTTTGAATCCATCCTTCTGCCTCTCATACGTTGGAAATATTGGGGTGAAAGCTATAGCGTGTTCCTGGCACCATTTCTCCATATCCCAAGTTCCATATCGCTCAGAGCAATAGCTATCAATGCCCTCAAACTCCCCATGAATATTTTCCAAAATATCCTTAACCACATCAACACTGTGATTGACGATCTGCATGGCAAGCAAGACTATATAGATGTACTTCGGCGTTGAACCCTCCACCAGAGAGGCGAAGGGATTCTTTCTGCTACCTGGTAGCCCCTTGGCGATCACTAACAAGATCGTCCTCGCCAAGCCGGCCACAGCGTAAGGATCTCCAAAGTCGCTTCCTGCAAGCACGGACCAGTCCGTATCATACGCCTCACCGAGCTTCACAAGATCGATTCCAGCCGCTGTCCTTGCGCCTCCGAATCCATCTTTAAGTGAGAAGAAAGCCGTTTCGAATCTCACCAGCCTTCTTTCCAACACTTCGATCTTCCCTGCCAGTTCCACACCATCATCTGAAAACCCCTTCCCCATGACCAGATCAAGCTGCCCCTTCAGCCTGTGCTTGTCCTCGATGACCTGTTTGACCAACAACCTCTCCCCTATCTTTCCATCAACACCCACCACGTGTGATTCATCTATCATCGCATCCGAGAAGACGATCTGCTGCCCTGCACTCCACAAATTCAAGAAGTAGCGTTCATATTCTCCAAATGGGAACTTCTCTCGATAATCGTCCAGCTGCTCTTGGGTCATATTGGGGTTCCAATAGTCAGCCACATCTCCCTTTGCAGAGCAGCGGTAGGAGAAGAAGACACGCTTGGTTTTCTTCTTTATGGCACCCTCGTAGAGGGTGTAGAGGATGTGGGTCTTTTCGGAGACGGTGCTATCAATGACTCCCATAGCGTTGGGCATGTTACGAATGGAACCATCCAACTGCACGAAGAACTTTGGTTTCTTCATGTCGAAGATTTCCGAGAACGTGTATCCTGTGATGTTTGACACGATACCAGAAGCCGTGCTGATGCTCCTTATGATGCTCCTGATGTTGCCCACATGGTCCGTCAAGCGGATCTCTTTCTCTTGGATGTTTTTATCACCCACCAGCTGATGCAGCTCGGGCGAGTTAAGGATGATGTCTCGGATGATATCGTAGTGGACAAACTTGGTTTGATCTTTGCTGTTAGCGCCCAGCATGATTTGCTGCCTTGTCCACAAAAAGAACTTCCACAGCTTGATCAAGCAAGCGGCGAGGCTCTTGCCCTCCCCACGTGGCCAGCACAGCACAACGACGCTATAGACGAACCTCCCATCCTCCATCCTCAGCGCCTCTTCCATGATCTTCTTCTGCTGTTCCCACA